TAATCTTAAAACTGCATGAAAGCTGTGCAAAAAACGGGGAGCGCGTTGAGGATGTTGTTGAACATGACTTGCAAATGAGTCGCAATAAAGCAAAGACACTTATGCAGAACACCTTAAGCGGTAGCAAAGACAATGAAGAGATTGCCAAAGCGGTCAATTTAGCAAAAGACCCTATGATTAAACATGCAGCACAAACAGCTGCTAATACTGGCAAGACTGTTGAGCAGGTAAAAGCAATTGCAAAACAAAAACCAAAAGCAACCGACGATGACCTTGGAGATTCTGAAAAAGTCGATCCTAAAGAACGACTGAAACAAGAAGAGAAACGGCTAAGAAAGACGATTGCGCAGCTTAACAATCGGTTACAAGTTGTACAAGAGTCATTGAAAAATATGGGAGCAAGCGATGGGGATACTCAAATCGACAAAGGTTAAGTTGAGCAAAAAAGCGCAGCGAGTTTTTGACTACATGAAAGACTTCGGTTCAATTACGACCCTAGAGGCCTACAAGGATTTAGGTGAAACACGGCTGTCTGCACGTATCTTTGAGCTGAAAGACAAAGGATTTTGCATATCCTTCGAGTGGATAGAAGTTTTGAATCGTTACAAAGAAAAATGCCGTTTAAAACGGTACTGCATAGTAGAGGCACCAGTATGAAAATGCGACGGGTTAAAATTGTGTACGGCGAAAAGAAAATATCGCTGTTTGAGACGGAACGAGAGGGCAAAAAGTTTGTCGGCACAATCATGGAGTGTCTGTTGTTCTGGATGGGCTACGGTACCGATCAAGCAGCAGGGTTACGCTACGAGATGGCAAGACTGAACCGCCTAAAAAATAAATCGGAGTGAGTAATGTATGAAGGGATTAAAAGAATTGAAAGTGGTTTTTTACGGAGTTGATGACTGGGATAGACCTGTTTTCCGTGATGTCTATGGACAGGACGGTAAGTACCGCTACGGAAACAAGTTTTTCGGTGATACCGATAACCTTTTTCATGGATTTGAAAAACTTATGGAGCGCTACAAAGAAGGCACTGACAGCCTGTGCTATTTCGGCTCTTACTTTGGGTGTGAACCTGACGGCGATAACCCTAAAGATTTGGGTGTCAAATTGATTTTTGACGCCGAATTGACACGAAAAATTCAAGAAGGAGAAATCAATGTTGTATGAGCAAGTTATTGAACGTGGTAAAGCACATTTAACCGACACAAGTGCAATGAGCCGAAGCGAATGGCTTAAACTGCGTGCCTCGGGAATCGGTGGAAGCGATGCGGGGGCAATTATGGGCTTAAACAAATATGCCACGCCCTTGAGCGTTTATTTCGCAAAAAAAGACCTTGCGGTGCAAGAAGGAAGCAAGGCTGCCGAATGGGGAAACATACTTGAAGATCCTGTACGGCAAAAAGCGCGCGAAGAGCTTGGAATTCAAATTGAAACGGTTCCCGGCATGTTTACAAACAAAGAACATGATTTTATGAACGCCAATTTTGACGGATTGGTATTCGTTGAAGGAGAAAAAGAAATCGCCGGTAGTGTTGTTTCAGGTCTTGGCGGACACGAAATAAAAACATCGCGTACCGGCGAAGGTTTCACAACAGACGAAATTCCCGACAGCTACTATGCGCAGGTTCAGCATTACATGGCAGTTACGGGACTCACCTTCTTTGTGCTTACCGTTTTTATTTTCGACCAATACACCGGAAGACATTATGTCATTCCGCGAAATGACGAGTTTATTAACCGGCTTATCGAAGCAGAAGGTGTGTTCTGGAACGATTTTGTACTTGCAAATGTTATGCCTGCTCCTACCGGCAATGAAAACGAGCTTGACCTTGTAAAAGCACTTCCGATGGCCGAAGAAATTACGCTCAACGCGGATACCGAGCAGCTGCTTGAAGAAAAGGCTGCTATCGACAGTCAAATCAAAGACTTGCAGGAAAAGAGCGACATACTCAAAGAGCAGGTACTGATCAAAATGTCGGAAGTGTCCGGCGGAGAAAATGCACCTAAGACAATCGCAACCTGTGGCCGTTGGAAAATATCGCTTAACACACAGGTTTCAAAACGGGTCGATACCAATGCTTTGAAAAAAGCCGGGGTCTACGATGAGTACGCAAAAGAAAGTGTTTCGCGCGTACTGCGTATTACAAAGGCGAAGGAGCTGTAATGTTTGAGGCAGAACGGGAACGGTGCTACGCGGGCATACGGCAGTGCGATAAGTTTTTGAAAAAACGCGTGGCATTTGAGGAAAGCTCTGGCACGCACAGACGTGCGGACAAGGTTTTACCGGAAGAAGCAATTAATTACTTTGAAGGGTTGTTTGGTGTCAAAGGTGTCTTATTTCATTTGAAAGCAAAAGTCGGCTTTATCCGGCGGCTTGTCGACATACAGGAGGCGGAAAATGCGCTTTATGTGGATTGATACGGAAACGACCGGTATAGACACCAACGATTCTGCTGCCTTTCAAGTCGCATGTGTTCTTGTGGATAACGGGCAGCTGATTTGCGAGCGATGTTTTTTCTTAAATCCGTTGAGTGAAACGATTAAGTACCACGAAGGTGCCGGAGCTGTTCACGGCTATTCAGAAGATCAAATAAAAGCGTTTCCTCCTGAAAAAGAAGAGGTTCCGAAAATCGCTGCATTTTTTGCGGAGTCAAGAGAACTTTTTGAAAAGGACGGCAGTAGGACTGAAAAGATGATTATTGCCGGTTATAACGTAGGATTTGATATAGGACACATTAAAGCCCTTTTGGAGCGGAACGGCTATCGGCTTGAAGATTATTTTATCAACGTTATCGCTGATGTATTCCTGCAAGTAAAAAAAGCTGGAGTACAGAAAGCGTTACCGTATCTTCCCGACAGAAAACTCGGAACCGTGGCAAAGCACTTAGGTGTAAGTCTTGAAAATGCACACGACGCTTTGGCGGACATTGAAGCGACACGTGAGGTTGCTAAAAGGTTATACCAAATGGGCATAGCCTTAATCTAAATGCAGAGGAGAAATTAAAATGCTTGTAAACGGAAATAATGCAAGTACAAAACTTGCAAATGCCCAAAATGGTGCGTCGCCGACCTTGAAACAGTGGGTTGCAAAAATGAGCGGACAGATTAAAAATGCGCTGCCTGCGAATATTACGCCGGAGCGCATGATGCGGATTGCGCTTACCGCTCTCTCAAAAGATGCAAAACTTTCAGGGTGTACGCCTGAAAGTTTTATGGGTGCACTTTTAACATCTGCGCAGTTAGGACTGGAGTGCAACACGCCGCTCGGTCAGGCATATCTGATCCCGTTTTATAACAGCAAAAAAGGCTGTTTTGAAACACAATTTCAGCTTGGTTATCAGGGGTTGATTGATCTTTGTTACCGCACCGGGCAGTACAAGAAAATTGTTGCGCGCGTTGTCTATGAAGGCGACGACTTTGATTATTCTTATGGGCTTGATGAGAAACTTATTCATCGGCCAAAAGAAAAAAGTGAAACCCCTATTTACGTATATGCCTTGTACGAATTGAAGAACGGTGCAAGCGCATTTGAGGTTATGAGTTGGAAAGCGATTGAAGCGCACGCAAAAAAATATTCACAGTCGGTGCAAAAGGGCTATACGTCGCCGTGGACGACAGACCCTGAAAGCATGGCAAAGAAAACTGTGCTTAAAAAAGTGCTCAAGTATGCGCCGAAAGTTGTAGAGCAGGCAGAGATTATTGCCGAAGCGGTAAACGGCGACAGCGCAATCATCAATACGAACATCATCAAAGACGGTAATGACTTCACTTATACACAAAATTTTGATTACTCACCAGAAAGTGCTACATCGCACGAAGTTCCCGCGGAGACTGAAAAAACAGAAAGCGTACAACGCGGTAACAATCAATTAGTGCAAAATAGCGCCCAAACCGGAAATGAAGGTGTAAACCAATCTCTTGATTCGCAATTCGGCGAAAATGAATACATTCCCGATGGGCTGTTTTAAGAGGCTTTGATTGTGAAGATAACCGGTTTTTTTCACGGCATTTTATACAAGGGGCAGATTGTTTTGCGCCCGACCGACAGGAAAGACCAAATCTTGATCGATAAGCTGTTTTTATCAAAAAAACAGCGCGAACAAAGAAGCTGTGCGGAAATCCTTTTGAAATGCGACATTGATGCTCAATTTCAAAAACGGAGTTTCAAACAACTTAATGCCGTGTGGAAACTAGTAGAAGTTATCTTTGAATCAATGGAAAACCGTAAGCCGACGGAAAGCGAAAAATATGACTTGTATCTTGATTTGCTTGAACTGTATGCAGACAAAGTGCCCAGTAAGCTCCGCAAGGATACCTTGAGAAGTGTACATATTTCAGAATCAAATACGGTTGTGGCTGCGCGTTTTATCGACGGCTTACTGTACCACTTGGCTACCGACTGCCAACTTTCCTACGACTTGCAAGCGGATGTGCGAAGCATTCTGTACGAATGGGAAATATGGCGGGGAAAATAATTTTGGGATCTTTTAAAAAAACAAAA